TAATAAGCATTGATCGCCCCACGTTCATATTCTGCTCCTATTTTGTCTTGGTACATTGCGTTTACTTTACCCATTATGATTCTCCTATAGCTTTCTGTCTGATTGATTCGTACTCTACATCATCCAGTAGATTAGTCAAGTAGTCTTTTATGACCTTCACGTCATCTTTCAACTGGTCAATATCATTCTTGGCATCTTCCAGATATTCAAACAAACTCTTAAGTTTGTCTTCTTTAGTCCATGAGAAATCAGAACTGTGGTTTACGTTAATGCCACGTTCAGCATCCTGACGAGATTTCTCTGCACGACAAATAACATTGTGTAGGTCACTGTCGATCTCTTTGATTTGTTTGATGATGGTTTCCATTTTCATTCTCCTAATTTCCACTGTAGGGGTCTTAACGAATCAATACCATATTTCCACTGCGGGAGTCAAGCCTACTTGAACTCCACTGCAAAGGCGACCATAAACTTCAATGCATCTTCTTTAGTGTCAAAGTTTATTGACCATTCTGTCTGATCAGGTCTGGGGGTATTTACTACCCACCATCCTGCATCACCTTCAAACATTTCTAACTTGAACTTCATTTGGTTTTCCTTTCATAATTTCCACTGTAGGGGTCTTAACGAATCACTACCATATTTCCACTGGTGGGGTCAACCCTAATTTCCACTGTGGGGGTCTCATATTTCCACTGGTGGGGGTGACTACCCAAAATTCCAGTCGTATATCCAAATTTGCCCGAATCAATACGAAAGGATAGGTTCGCTATACCAAAGGATAGGTCAATAGTACAAAAGGATAGGTTGACAAGATATTTCGGATATATACCGATTCGGATAGTGATTCGTATATCCAAATTCGCTGTCAATGGCAAAAAAGGATAGTTGACAAGGGAATCAGGATAGTGTTGCTGAATTACAACGATTCGCAAGTATTTTTCGCTTGACTCGTGAATCTGATTGACGGACGACAGCGAATCAGATAACCGCATGGGCGAATCAGTCATTCCCGATAAAAAGAGTCGGTTATGCATAAATTGCATAGCACCCATGCATGAATCGCATAGGTTATAGGTATGCATTTTTTGCATAGGTGATATGTAAGAATCGCATAACATGATTCGAATCGTGCCACACAGAATCCGCAGCTTGTCAAGTCATAGCTGCCATGCATTTTTTGCATAGCTTGTCAGGTATGCATTTTTTGCAGGTCTGGTATGCATAAAGTGGGATAGTTTAATCATTAAACAATAGAGTCGGATTCCCCCCTGCGAGTCTCCCAATTTCGAGGCTGATTCGAATCTACCACGATTCTAGGTCTGGAGTCAATAGGGTCTGAGAGCCTCTAAAACGGCCCTTAGAGAGCCGAAAGGGTTTTGATAGCCTACCCCAGCTTAAAAGTGATTCGACCCCAATAATTGCGTCAATGATCTCATTAGGATAGATTTTATATACTTTTGGATAGGTTTACAAGTCTGGCGAATCAGGGTACATTGATTCCATCGAAACGACAAAACAAGGAGTCGATACAATGGAAAAATTAGTTCAAGCATGGATTGAGTCACCAACTGAAAAGAACGCTATGCGCATTTTCAACCACGCAAAAAAGCATCCGTTTTCAGTTATCATGGTCAATTGGCCCTTATATAAAGAAATGAATGAGGCATTAGAATCCCTTAAATAAAGGGCTTGACCCTAGCCACGAATCAGGTTAGGGTCTACCTATAACAACAAACAACGGAGTCAGTATAATGGGAAACCAAATCTTAAAACTAACATTCAAAATTCAAATCTTGGCAATCGTGTTCCTATTGGGCAAGTGGTCGTATGGCATTGCACCAGACAGTGACGGATTTGGAGTCTTTGTGCCTAACGTAGGCGGATATCATGTTTCGCTAATCAATGCAGAAGATTCGGGGTTTTATAACTAATATGCCCTTTATGCTTTATATCCCTTTTATCGTGGCGATTTTCTTTATCGTCGTAATTGTCCTAATCAATACGGAGTCCTAATCATGACCAATAAATCTTTCATTATCTACCAAGGCCCTAGCCTAATCGACGGTATGCCCATTGTGGCAATCGCACAAGTTAAATCTGGCAATCGTAAAACTGGTGACATGGTGCAAACGTGGATTCTACGTTCTGATATCGACCCAATAACCGCCAGTAGAACAGGGGCAGACTCGTCAATTTGTGGTGATTGTCCACACAAGGGCAAGCCCTCAAACAAGGCCACTGGACAAGCCGTAGATCGGACTTGCTATGTGAATCTATTGTTCGCCCCCAATGGTGTTTATAAGGCCTATAAGAGGGGCGCATATGAGACCGCACAAGGGCATGAGGCTATTCGTGCTATTGGCCTATTGCGTGGCGTCCGTTTGGGTAGCTATGGCGATCCTATGGCGGTTCCTAGCTACGTTTGGGAATCCCTAACAAGTGGTGCTGAATATGTTACGGCATACACTCATCAACAAAACACAATGCCAGAGTCAATCATGACTAGTGCTGACAACTTAGCACAAGCGGAGTCTGCATGGGATAGGGGCGAACGGACGTTCAGAGTCATTGCATCACTGGACTCAATCGTTAAAGGGAAAGAAGTGTTATGTCCTGCTAGTGAAGAAGCAGGGGCAAGAGTACAATGCGCAAGTTGTAAGTTGTGTGGCGGTGCATCCGTTAAAGGCAAGTCCGTGGCAATCGTGGCGCATGGCACAAGCAAACGCAAGGCAAAGGCCCTTGTTGGCTAACTAATTTCAATACTGTTGACTCCCAACTGGCGACTCTTCGGAGTCGTCTTTTTTTTGTTGTGGTAATAAATGTTTACCAATTATTTTGTGATCACATTTTGACTCTTGTTGTTTCTTTTGTGATCACAAACGATTCGCATGAGTGCTGCCGATTCGCCCTCCGTGTCAAGCAAAAATGTTTGTCAAGAGTTATTTTTATGTAAAACTGTTGTATTTTTGCCACAGGTATACCAAAGTATAGTCCAATGGGGCCCCTTGGGATTATCCACCTATCCTTTCGGGTGGTGGTGTATACCCCTACATCTACAACATAAGAAAAAAGATACAGGTGTGACCAAATGTCACATATACCAAATAGTCACAAAGTTGCAACAAATATTGACAACATCGGCTACCTTCTTAAGAATCAACTACAAAACGACAAAAAAGATTCGTTAGAAAACAACAGTTTATAAAAAAGTTTAAAATTGTGGTTGTAAAACCACGAAAAAAGTACATATATATAAGTGAAGACACTATACTTAAGTATATACATAAGATACTTTCTTATAGTTTAATATACTATCTAGTTTATATATACTTAATAGTTAGATTACTTAAGTTATATACATAAGTATGTTTTGTCGTTCTCACTCAACCAAGACGTAACTTTCCAAGTTGGTTAAGCAGAGTATGGTTTTGCCGATGGGTGAGGACTACTAAATATACTTTTATCCTTGTCGTGATACAAATGATCCCAGCAATTCCATATAGTGAAGTTATAGCCAAGAAGGTTAAAGAGGGCATACGTAATGGTGTGTCTGTTAAAGATATCCTTGCGTCTATTCAGAAGTACCAGAATGCTCCTAGCAGCACGGCTACCTTCTATAAGTTATACGGACAGGATATAGCTGACACTAAAGCTGCTATAGTTGGACAAGTAGGGTCTGTCGTTATACAACAGGCATTAGAAGGTGACTTTAAGTCTCAAGAACTATTCCTACGTAGTAAAGGTGGTTGGTCACCTACATCTACAGTAAACGAGCAAGAACTATCAGAAGACCCTGACACTGATGAATCAGCTATTGACTCCCTAATTACCCTCTTAGGAAAGACTAAGCCCGATGCAACCCCAAGCGAAGATAACAGCTAACATCTTAAGAGACCTTCCTGATGAGGAAGTAGCTGCTATTCTGAAAGAGCTAGGCCCAAAGAAGGCAGAAGAGCTAAGACATGACTGGGGATTTTGGGCTAGACCTGAGCAACTGGAACCTGCTGGTACATGGAACACATGGGTCGCCTTGGCAGGACGTGGTTGGGGTAAGACTAGAGCAGGTGCTGAATGGGTACGTCATCGGATTAGAAGCGGTGACAAGATTGTACACTGTGTCGCCCCTACCAAAGGTGATGTCAGACGAGTTATGGTTGAAGGTGACTCTGGCCTTCTGAATGTATGTTGGAGTGGTGATGAGACATATCGTGGTAAACACATTGGTTATCCTGTTTGGTCTCCCACGAACAATAGCTTAACATGGGAGAATGGTGCTAAGGCAGTATTCTTCTCCGCTGAAGACCCAGAACGACTACGTGGCCCACAGGCTTACAGTGCATGGTGTGATGAGCTTTGTGCTTGGCGTAATGCACAAGACACTTGGGACATGATGATGTTTGGTCTACGTCTAGGTAAACACCCGAAAGTGTTTGTGACTACTACTCCAAAGACTACAAAACTAATAAGAACAATCCTAGACGATGATAAGACGACAGTCAGTACAGGCAGTACGTATGATAATGCTGCTAATCTTGCTGACACTTTCCTTGATGCAGTCCGCAAAACCTATGAAGGTACACGTCTTGGTCGCCAAGAACTATATGCCGAAATACTTGACGAAGCATCGGGTGCTTTATGGAACAGAACTCTCTTAGCTAAATGCGAGATTGAGAAAGACGAAGTACCACAACTTAGTCGTATTGTCGTATCTATTGACCCTGCTATTACTTCTAATGCAGAATCAGACATGACTGGTATTGTCGTAGCAGGGATTGACGTAAACGGAACAGCCTATGTGTTAGAAGACCATACTGGTCGTTATACACCTCAACAATGGGCATCCAAAGCAATACAGTTATATCACGATCACATGGCTGATCGTATTGTAGCTGAACGTAACCAAGGTGGTGATATGGTACGCCATACACTACACACAGAGGATGAAACAGTTCCTATAAAGCTCGTCCACGCTTCTAGAGGGAAGATGGCAC